CTTCGAGACCAGAGGTAAAGATTAATGTGAACACCCTACGAGCCGCTTCATGCAAAGAACCCTTCTTTCGAGCAGCTTCCACACACTCTAGAGTGTGTGGGCGCAGAACCCAACGAAGCGATTTGGCAAGGAAATCGGTCTTGGAGATATCCAAAACTCCTTTCTCGACCACCTTCCAAAGGCTCTCAATTCGGGATGTTAATCCCTCATGTGAGAGTTCCTCTTTAAAAGAGATCGGAGAAAGGTTTGTGGCACCTAAGAATGATTGATTTGCGAAGTTAAAGAAACTTTCTGCTGAGCAGAAAGACTTTGCTAAGCCGATCTTCACTCCTAGATGGTCACAGATCACCTTATACCAGTGAGCGACATGTTCGTCAGCAATGACGATGTCATCACCAAGGACCAGGTAATCACCAAATGGTTGCTTATTCACACATGAAGCAGCAAATTGCACAAGTGCGTGATGCACTATAGCAAGAGCTCCCCATGATGAACGAGCCCCCATTGGTTGACCTCTGTTATATCTAACAGTTGTCTTACCTTGGTACTCCAATCGCACAGGTTTCGAGCCTGGTACTGTTTCCCACATAGGGAGCAGCCAGTCTCGATCACGAAGAAGGTCAAGCCAAGGTTTGGTAACCCCAGCCGGAAGTACAAAACGCATGATAACATCATACAAATTCCAAGGGATAGTATCCGTCGCAGCCGAAAGGTCATACGAATATAAATTCGTGTAACCCTTCTGCGCAAACTTATTGACAGCCCCCTGCTGATCAAAAGTTGCGTCCTGCGGGATCTTCCGAAGAATCTGGAAGAAGTAGTCATGTACTGGTGTCAGATAAGTCTGAGACCAGGCATCCACGATTGCAATGATCCGAACCTTTCCAGCAGCCTCTTTCAAAGCTGCTAGTTTCCCACCGATTGGTTTTACGATTTTAGCATTATGATGCTTAGTCGCAGAACCCTTCGCTAAGAAATGGATTGGAACGGTACCGTTGGTCGGGATGGTTGAGTAATCCGGACCGGGACCCGATTCTCCCCAAAAGGGAAAACGGAACTCGGATGATGGAAAACCTTTGAAGGTCGCCTTTGGGTTAGAGTACCAACTCTGAACCAAGGCTTCCCCATAGGTCTCAAAACCTTTAACTCCGGCAGTGTCCTTAATGGCTAACATGAAGGAACGGAGAGGACTGGCTCTATGCCAGCCCCTTCCTATCCAATACAACGTATCCATCGGCAGTGATGCCAATGAGTACTTGAAATTGGGTCCTGATGCGCCAGAAGAGAACAATGCCTTTGGTATAAGGCTCTTTGGGTCATCCACGGGCTTTACGCCCCATCCCAATAAGATGGTACGGAACTCACTCCCAAACTTTTCAAAGTGAGGGAAAGTAAGTGCCCATCCATTAGTGTGCGTTGGAGACTCTGAGACGATTGTATCGAACTCAGGAGCTTCATGCTCACCAGAAATGGCCTTATATATGTAAAATATAGAAGACCAAATCCTTATTGTGGATGTGTCCTTGTTCCTGATTCGGGACCTTACCGAGGCAGGGAGACACTTCGGCAAACCATGGGAGAGACGCACTCGGAAACCAAGTTGTTCGGTCCCGCCTAATCTTTGTCCAGCAATAAAGCTGTTAACAACGAAAAGGTAGATCTTCAACCTGGCAATAAGATGTGTCGCCCCATGGCGGCGAAATAGAGTCAAGAGATACTCGACAAAGAGTCGAACCTCGTGACGATGTTTCTTAGACGATCGAAGCCCTTCTATTTTTGACCACAGGTGGTAGGCCCATGTGCCAAAAAGTCCCAGTAGGTTTCCCTCTGTGACAACAGCCATGTTCTCTATCACCGCCTTCTCACCTGGAATCCTAGTACTCTTCTTCACCCAACGGAATGATGTTCCAAACATCTCCCTAAAGGATGACCGAAGGTCACCCCACCCCCGTGGGGGGGATTTTTTAGAGAAAAATGAGGAAGTATCATTGGAAGATGAAGGGTCCGATCCCTGTTGTTCCTCTTTCGAGGAGCTAGTATCATTACTGGCCTGCCCGTTCACTGTAGGTGGAACTTCACTACCGGAAGAAGACGATTTCTCGTCAACAACTGGTGTGGGAGTCTCAGATGCAGTGACGGACGGACCTGAAACCGGAACTTCCTGACTAACGGGTGCTACGGGTGTAGCAGCCGTTGCCGGTGTAGGACCGGGGACAGTGCCGTTAGGCACAGGAGATACTTGAGCTGGAGGCACCGATGCAGTAGAAGTACTTGCAGGTGCCGGACTAGCAACAACAGTACTCACGGGTACAACTGGACGAGAACTCATAGGAGTTGCCAGCGTTACCAAACGATGGTTCTGAGTCATAGATACTCGTATCTGGACAATATAGTCTCGCTCAGAAAGGTAAAGGATCTCTGCCGGATCTTGTGGATTTACGACAGCGTAATCCCCACCCTCTATTCGATCCCAATCCACAAGTTTATACAACTTATGGGATATGGCCTGATAGAGTGGGAAACTATAACTCAGAGATCTAGATAAGTAGTTAAAAGTGTGTGAAAACACATTAGTAATGAAAATCATAGTAGAGTATAGTTTCTAAGGTTTGAAAGCAGCCATGAGAGCCCACGCTCTTTCCTCTTTTGGAGGGGAGCAGGCTACCAAGGCAGGCTAACTTTCGTAAAGATCATTTCACAATGTTCTTCTATGAAGAGTGCATTGATCCCAAATCTTTGTACACCTGGACCTTTCCTGAGTTCGTTTGAACTAGATCCCATTTGGTATGTTTTAACATCCAAGAGGCTCGAATGCAAACGGACTCTCCAATGGATCCGCGTGGTGCTCATCTCCCTCGCACTTCAAGTCTCTGGGCCTGCGAGACTTAGCTACGTACCTGTCTGTTAAGATAAGGGCGTTTAGTTAAGTGGTCATAGGTTCGGAGCCCCAGGGTGGAAACACCTTTGAGCCCATCTACACCAAGTGTAAGATGTGGACCTGGAGCAGTGACGGTCAGATTGGGCCCAAGCGGCCTTGTTCCATAAATTCCTAGTACTCCAAGAAGCAGAGTAGTTCGGTGTCGTGGTCTATGGACCCACGAGTATACTCGCATTCGACAAATCCTCCCGAAGTCGGAGTTTGAAGACCGATGGTATACTAGCATGTAATCTTTTCTCTTACGAGAAGGCGGTTACTTCCTAGAACCAAGAAGGTTTAAGACGAAACACTTCGGTGCAGTTGACCAGTCGGACACGCATCGACACTTTTCTTTGTACTTTTACCAAACACGGTAAGGGTTACACCAGTATAAAGGGACTATGTCCTCGATATACCACGGTTTGGATGTCGCTAGGCGCGCTGCTGGAATTGGCATACACCAGAAATGGTTCTTATGTCAATCTGCATACCAAAGCTTCTCGAAAGAAGGTTCCACCATGAACACTTAACAAGTACAGACACCCTAAGGTGGCCCGTCCCTGCCAAGGCTCTAGTGGCCCAGCTGTCTCATCAACAGTTGGGTGGTGGTGCAAATCCCCC